GCTGGGAACTTGCAAATCAACAGATATTCTTCACGAAAGACAGGAAACTTGTTTCTGATAGTATTAGAAAATTTGTTAAGCAAAATAAAGATTACGATAAATCGGACGAAGATGGACTATCTCCCCTTGAAAGAGAACATATCATCGAAAGATTTAATGAGATTGCAGATAGCATTTTAGAGCTTGACGAAAGCGAGTACCCATTCTTTGTATTTAAAAATACGAGTTGCGATGATGGTGTGGAAAGATGGTTTAATCGATACGATGATAAACAAGACGAATATTTAGAATGTTCTATGAAAGACAATATAGACAATTTCTATGCAGAATTTGTAATTATCGAAAATGGAGAAATTGTAAAATTTATTCCAAGCAGAGAATTTGAATATTGAATTGGGAAAGGATCAGAAATGAATATTGATGAAACGATAAACGGATGGACTTTTGAGGAAACAATAAAGATTGCTGAAAGTCTTATGGAACTCGAAAAGAACATGTCTAAGTGGGATGTGATAAGACATCTTAGAGATTTTGCGGAAAAATACAGAGAACAGTCAAAAGAATATCAACAGTTAGAGGAACAGGGCAGACTTATCAAATTGCCTTGCAATGTGGGAGATACAGTATGGGATAATGACTATGGCAGACCTTGCGCATATACAATAACAGCTTTTTCATTTGGTGAATGTGAAGAATACATTTGTGAACCTGTTACAACAAAAGAAGCCGTATTCTATTATTCAAACTCGAGCGGAAGTATCACAGGAAGTTTTGCAGAACGTGAAATCGGCAAGTCGGTATTTTTGAACAAATCCGAAGCCCAAGCAAAACTGAAAGAATTGAGAGGTAATCAGAATGGAAAAGTATAAATGTATTAAAGAATTTTATGTTTCAAAATATGACGAGAACGACAGCCCTACTGAAGAATATATAACAATTCACAAAGGGAGTATATACGAGTACACAGAGGGCTATATAGGTGAATCAGATATACGATTGTATTTAGAAGATGGTGATGATGACTGTGGTTATCTTGATATTTCCTATGAAGCATTAGAAAAGTATTTTGAAAGAATTGCATAAACTAAAAGAATTGAGAGGTGGAGAAAATGGAAGTAATATGCAAATGCAAATGGTGTGAGAAACCGTTATTTAAAGATATTAGATTATATAAAACTACTTATAAACATTTACGGTTATATAGAAATGAAAAATCTCGTGTTTTTCCTTTTTGTTGTGAAGAATGTAAAGAAGAATTCATGAAACAGTATGAAGTAGAAGAATATAAAGGTAATAAAATATATTGTGTTAATGGTGGATACATGCCATATTTTGATTGCCTATACTATTACAATTCTTTGGAAGAATGCAGAAAAAGAATTGATGAAGCATTAAAAGGAAAGGTAGGAGTTTATGTTTAGGAGGTGGAGAATATAAAATTAGAACGTATATATCACAGTATACATACAGACTTCTATCATTGTGACATCACGAGACTTTTGGATCAAGCTTGTGGCAATAAATATGAACATTATTTGTCTGTATTTTTCGCATATGAAAAAATGCATATTAGTATTTACTCTTCAGAACGGAAAATCGGAAAAGTTTGGCTTGATGAAAATTGGGTAATAGAAAAAATATATATCAATTATGATCTAATTGGATTTTACAGAGCGGATATTAATGCAGAATTGCAGCAGTTCGTGGGAGAGGTGATTGTGTTTGAGTGATAAATATAGACTTGTTTTAGAAAAATGTATTAACTGTTATAAGTATTTAACAGAGTGTCCTGGTGATTATAAAGTATGTGACTTCCTTAATGATTGTTTTGTAAGTTCACGGAAACCAACTTACAAGCAATTAGCAAATGTAAATAATATTGTACGTTTCACAGAACAATGAAATGAGTGTTTTGGAGGGGTAAATTAAATGGCATACGTAGAGAATATTGTAATAGGCACTCCTATAGCGGAGCTACCGCAGATGTTTGCTTCAGATGAAGATGATTGGAATAAAGTAGAGGCGGAGAAAACATATTACACAGATGAACGGTTTTTACCAAGAATTTTAGTCGATCTTGGCATCTATCCGTCGATCAGTGAGATTAGAAGAAATAAACCACAGTTGATGATCAGTCTTGACGAAGTTGACTTTATTTCTAATCTGAAAGTAAGCAAGAAACGGAAGCTGTGGATTTTGGTAGGAGAATATGATGAGTAAGAGATCCGAAATAAGCAGAAGACAATTCTCCAATAAATGTCAGTCGTGGTTTAGCAGAAGATTAGCAACGTGGGCTAATAATCATGGCGGTTGGTCAAAAATGAAGAAAAAGAATCGGAGAATTTTCAAAAAGAAATTCCGCCAGGAAACGAAGAGAGAAATTCAAAGAGAGTTGGAGGATTTGCGATGAGTAAAACAATATCAGTTACAAAGAATCCAAAAAATTGTTCCAGTTGTAAATTTCGTATAGAATTAGGGGAAGGATTGAATTCTTGTTGCGAATTGGCGGGTGATGTATACAATCCGTCATTATATAGGATGATTAAAACAGAATTTGGATATTATTTACAGAAGCCAGATTGGTGTCCGTTGACAAAATTACTGGAGATACAAAAAGATATAGAAGATTTCTTCAATGGTGATGATAAAGTATGGAACGAATTGTCTAAAATTTATGGAAAAGATAGAAGTAATCTTTCATCTGGAAAGTGAGGTGATAGTATGGGAAGTTATATGAGATTAGATGGGAAAGAAATCAATAGTAAGTATACATCAGAACTCATTTATAATGAGATTTTGAATTTACGCCGTAACATTTTAGAAAATGGGACAGACTTAGAATATTCGTATCTTACTCAAGAAGTCGATATCGCAGGTGTCCCAACAGGTAACTGGAAAATAAATAGAAAAGCATTAGCTTTTATTTTAGGAACGTTTTTAAATACGGTAAATGATTTGGAACAATGCAAAGAATATGTAAAAAGTTCAAAAGAGTATCAATATTATAAGAAGTGTTCTGATGTAGACCAAGAAGAAGCATTTGAACGCCATGTAGAACGTCACAAAATTGCGCTTCAGCTTTGTATCGATTGTTTAACACATGTATTATGTGACATGGTGATAAAAGGCAAGAAAAGAATTAAATTAACATGGAGTTGATGGTATGGCAGAGAATATAAGAAGCAATAGTGCAACAGGTGAAAAATATATCGATTATGGCGATAAATGGCAAAACCGAGAAGGAGAAGATTTATTAGATTGGCTTGAAAAAGGTTTAGTAAACGTTGAGAACGTTATTAATGCGTATGACAAACAGATTTCAAAGCCTGTAAAAGAATTAGAAGTATATACTACAGTTGAGGGATACAAATATCTGTTGAGTGCTAATTGTCCAAATTGCGATAAAAGTCTTGGTATGGTATATGATTATTGTCCTAATTGTGGTCAGCATTTGGAATGGGATGTAAATAAAAAAATCAATGATGGAGAAGAAGTAAAATATGGATTTGAATGAAATAATTGAATTATTAAGAAGTCTACAAAATCCAATGGAAGATTATGCAGATATGGTTGGTGCTCCTGCATGGGCTTATGGTATGAGATATGTATTTCCAGAGCCAGAGGATTATGCCATTGAGGAAGCTATTGAAGCATTGGAGAAAATGGACAAATACAGATGGCATGATCTGAGAGAAAATCCAGGTGATTTACCGGAAGAACATCATAATTATGGACATAGTTTTTCTGATGATGTATTGGTTATTACAGAAGAATATGAGAATCCAGTTGTTGCCTACATAAATCTTACATTAAAAGTTTGGTTTAATCCAATCGACGAAGAGTATCTTGAACAGGATTTTGGAAAACCTATCGCCTGGAAGTATATTGAACCGTTTGAAAAATCTGTTTCATTAGAGGAGAATACATAAATGAAAGAAGAATTAGAATATGAATTCCAGTGTTTCCTTGAAGATATGGAACATGGTGAAACATTTGGAAGATATTTTGAGGAAGACACCTATGAAGATGATTTCAGCCATAATCAGATTGATGAGTTTATGGGTAAGTTGGAAGAAAAAATCAGACAGTGGCTACATAAAAATAAGCCAGGAAAATATCTTGTAACAAGTGGTTGGTGTGTATGGGTAATGACTGAAGAGGAAGCATATGAAAGAAACATGTGGAACTTAGATGGATTATTAGTTGAGTAGGTGAATTATGAACTATTATATAAGTGATTTGCATTTATTCCATAAGAATGTAACAAAAGCGGGCAGTAATTTTGATCTCCGCCCGTTTAATAATTTGGAGCAGATGCATGAGACAGTGAAAAAGAACTGGAATAATACAGTTACAAATGCTGATCATGTTTATATCCTTGGTGATTTATCCTGGAAAGAAAATGAAGATGCGATTACTTTTGTAAGCACATTGCGAGGAAATAAACATCTAATTCTTGGTAATCATGATCGATGCAAAGATCAGAGATATAGACAGCTATTTACAGAGATTGTCGATTATAAAGAAATCATGGATCGAGTTAACGGTAAGGAATATCATTTAGTATTATCTCATTTTCCAATTATGTTCTGGAATCACCAGCATAAGCTACGAAGAGATGGTGATAAACAGACAGTCTGGGCGATTCAGTTATACGGTCATGTTCATAATTCTTATGAGCAAACAATTTTTCAAGATTATATTTCAAAACTGAATAACGTTTATAACATTAAATGTGAAGCTTACAATGTTGGATGTATGATGCCGTATATGGATTATACACCGAGGACGTTGGAGGGGATTATGTCGGGAGGTGCGTCATGACACTAGAAGAAGCGTTGAGTAAACAGGTCGAGTTATGTATTACTTTAGATAATTACAGATGTGGAGTATATGTTGCTTCGGAAGATCATTTTAAGAAGGCGTGTAATATTTGGGAAAAAGTGATGGATAAATATACGTGGAATTATATTTTAAAATATTATAACGTTCCTTCTGGTGTTCTTACGGTTGATTTTACTAATTATAATCAATTAAAAATAATTATATTACATGAAAAAACTGTCCGAATGTATAAACATAATGGAGTAATAATTGATTCTGAAATTGACACAGAAACAAAAAATATATTCGCTTATCCAAGTTTGGTTCCGAGAATAGGAAGAGGACAGCTTTGGGAATCGTGGGATATAGTAAAATCAAGGATTTTTGAGGTTGATTTTTCAGAAGGAAATGCAGAGGAGAGTAAAAATGGCGAGATGTGAAATGGGTTATGAATTACAGGATGATTTAGTTCCGCCGCAGAGATGTCATTGTTATGACGGCGATTTTGGATCATATGAATCCTGTAAAGATTGCCATAATTATGATGAAGAAGATGATCTAATCAATCATGCGATTGAATATGCAAAAAATCAGAAAGAGATTATGGACGTAATGATTAAGGCATTAAAATTTTACAGAGACGAGATGTATGACTAAATCATGCTTTCACCGGAGGAGAAATAATGGATGAAAATACATACAAATGTAATATTTGTGGAGAATATTGTATGACAACAAAGGTTAAATTACCACAATTAGTAAATGTCCCCAAAGAATGTTATGGTTCTGATGGGAGTAAGATTTTTGTCCGGAAATTAGATGGGTGGGAGTACAAGCCGGCTTTTGTGGATAAAAATGTATGTGAAAAATGCATTACAAAAATTATTGTAGCAATTTACGGACTAAAAACTCCGGAATTGAGAGAAAATCCTAACATATTTGCTCGATATTTGGAGGATAAACAATGGGATTGACATACGAACAACGGATAAATTCCGCAAAAGAATACTTGGAAAGCCATGGTTATATTGTTAAAAAGGATTATTCTACGTTTGTTGGAAAATGGATTGCATTTGAGCAACGTGGAATAAATAAAATCATGCACGGTTGGATTGAAAGTACTATATTAGAATCTGAACTTCTTGTTGTAAAGTGTAAGAACAGGGAGCGGAGATATATAAAACCAGAACAGATTTTGGGATTTTTTGAGAATAAGAAAGAATGTTATGAATTTACAGGAGAAATATCATGGAGATAATTAGACATTCATATCATAAAAAGTTCAATGTTGAATTTTTGCATGTCGTGGCAGATATACATTTTGACCGCCCAGATCTATTTTGTGGTCGTACATGGATGTCACTTACAGCATGGAAAGAAAAAGAAAATGTCTGGGGCGATACAGAGTATACAATTCAAATCGCCATTCATGACAAGGATGATTACGACATTGGTTTTGTATATTATCCTACACCAGAACAGTTTACAGATGTATTGCATGAGTTGATTAATTGGATGAATGATTTGGAACACGGTGTAATTTGTCATGACGATTTTGTAGATACATACAATACGTCTTTCTTTCCAGATTATTTGAAATGTAAAAGAAAACCGTATTAATTCTTATGAGCAGTTCGCTCGAAATTTCATAAATGTTATAGAGAATAATTGAATAGAGGTGGAAAACAAATGAAAAAATTTAGAGTAACACAAGATGCTGAATATGTGATGGGATATCTAAGATACGGTCACAGAGAAGGTATTATTGAAGCAGAGTCAGAAGAAGATGCGTTAAATAAGTTGAAAAATGAGGGATATACGGATTATCTTAATTTTGAGTTGGATGATTATTCGCTAGAAGATGCAAGTTATGATGGTATGGAATTTAAAATTGAAGAGGTGAATGAGTAACTATGTCAGAGAATTATAACTTAGATGCATATTATAAAGGTATGGATCGATTTATTGATGAATTTGCAAAGAAAGCAAATTTAGACCCAATTTCTGCACGTATTTGTGCGGTACAGACACTCAGAGCTATTGGAGCACTGAAAGAGAATACAGACATGAAGAACAAATAGTCGGCTGAAATTTGTTTTTTCATTGGGTGGAAAATATCAATCTATTAGCATATCAATATTGATCTAAATAATTCGAATTAAATTTCATTTTTATTCTGGCAACTGCAGTGCCAGTAATTTTCACATTTTTAAAAATCAATAAGAAAGGAATTTGGTAAACCCGGGATAAAGAGATTGCGCAATCCCCATAAATAAAGGGATTTGAAAGAAAGACTTGAAAATGAAAATTCATTAGGAAAGAAATGGGAACTGGTAAATTTTTGTGAGTTTGATAAATATGCCACAGCGTCATATTGTGCGATTCACAATGTAGATGAGAGCTTAAATCTTGGAGATATTACAAAAGTAGATGAATCTCGATTACCGCATTTTACAATGATGTGTGGAGGATCACCATGTCAGGATTTCAGTGTAGCTGGTAAACAAAAAGGTTCTGTATGGACGTGTAAAGATTGCGGTGAAATATATAATCCGTTGACAGTTCATTGGTCAGAACGAGATAAATGTCCTTGCTGCGGAAGTAATAATATTGAGAAAACAAGATCATCATTGCTTGTAGAATATTTGAGAATAATCAGATCGAATAAACCAAGCTTCGGTATGTATGAGAACGTCAAAAATATTGTAGGAAAACAATTCAAAGATACAACTTTTAAATTATTCACAAATGAATTAGAGGAGTATGGTTATAACGTATATTGGAAAGTGCTCAATGCCAAAAATTATGGGATCCCTCAAAATCGTGAACGTGTTTACCTGATTTTTATTAAAAAAGATCTTGATAATGGTCAGTTTAAATTTCCAGAGCCATTTGATAATGGAATTAGATTAAAAGATATTTTGGAAGATGCAGTCGATGAGAAATTTTATGTATCAGAAGAAAAGACACAGAAGTTTTTAAAAACCTTATATATTAATAAAACGGATGAAGGTGAGAATTCTCCTAAATTTGTAGGAAATATAAACAGACCAGACTTTGGGACTGGTTATGCAGGTGGTGGCAGACAACCACATATTTTACAAGGCATTGATAAATCTTACAATGATACAAAACAAATTGAATATGCAAATTGCATAACTGCTAGAGAAGACAGAGGCATTTCTAATAGAAAATCTGAAGGGACAGCTGTTCTCGAATATATAGGTAATATTAATCCATCTGGCAAAGGAATGAATGGCAATGTTTTTGATGCAGACGGACTAGCACCGACTGTCACGACAAATAAAGGTGAGGGTAGTAAAATTGCAATCCGCCAAGCTACTAAAAAAGGATATATTGAGTGTGAAATCGGTGGTGTTGCAGATTTATCTTATCCTGAATCTAAGACAAGAAGAGGAAGAGTTCAAGAGGGTGGAAATATTTGTCCTACATTGACAGCGACAGAAACTTCTGTATGTAAAATTGAATCTCCTATTAGAATCAGAAAACTTACACCGAGAGAGTGCTTTAGACTTATGGGATTTTCTGATGAAGCTTTTAATGCAGCTGAGAAAGTATGTAGTAACAGTCAGTTGTACAAACAAGCAGGGAACTCAATTGTTGTTGATGTGCTTTATTACATATTAGTTGAGTTATATAAGGCAATGCCTTATTTATTCACCGATTTACGACTTGGTAGTTTCTTCTCAGGCATTGGTGCTTTTGAGGCTAGTTTAGACAGATTGTATGAAAGTATTAATTGCGGAGAATTTGCCCCACCCATGTCTTAAATAAATACGGACATGGAAATAATGATATTACTAATATATGTATTGATGATACAAATACTGGTTTTTGTGGTGTGAAATTCTTAAGTGGTTATGCTCCGACTCTCAGAGCACAAAGAAGTGGATTAAAAGTTTTTGTAAAAGAGAATAAATAAGTAACCAGATAAATGAGACATTTTATAAAGAAGAAAGAGGTGATAATTTGTCTTATATAAATACTGAAAAATTAGTGGATACATTAATCAACGACTGGTTCACAGACAATAAGATTCAATTGAGCGATAATCAAGTTGGAGACAGTTGCAACTATCATGCGATGACTCATGAAGAAACAAAAATTCTTGGAATATTTTGCGATATCACAGCAATTCATGGAAATGATTTAAAAGAAGTACTGATCAGAGGATATCTTTCAAGAATAACAAAATCGAAGAAGAATACATAACTATGAACAGTAAATCAGAAAAAACAATGGGTGTAAGTCCAATCACAGGAACGATTTATTGTGGAATGCTTAAGGATGACGAATGGGTTGGAGATAAAGAAGACGTAACAGATATGACAATAAGAGCTGTATTTGATTGGTTCATCAAAAAATATGAAGAAGAAGTCCACAGTGATGGCGGAGAATACCAACTTAAATTCAGAAATGTGCCGTATGTGTTATCTATGAGAAAAGAGGAAAATAATGAGTAAACAAACAGAAGATTATATTATTTTACCCAAGCCAATTGCTAACAGATTTCGTGAAGCAGCAGAATCAATTTCTGATGATGAATTAAAAGATATTATTAAAGCTGTGCTATGGGATAAAGTACGCAGAGAATTGGAGTGCATGGAGCTTCCGTTAAAAGAAATCGTTGAGGCATGGTTTGAGGATGATGATAATACATTGTGGATTCTCGGTTCTTTAAAAGATTCCATAGAGAATAAATTATATGGAAAGGATCGATGGTAATAATGGCTGACAAAATTAAATTTTGGCTGAATGGCTGTGATATTGCTTTTCTAGCGGAAGCACCAGGAGATATTACTTTGAAGCAGTTGCTCAAACAGTGTGATAAGATTAAACCAAACTGGTGTGCATGTGGGGTTAAAAGTCCAGACGAAGACGAAGAAAAGTGGGAACCAGAAATTATTATTGGTTATGACTCAATCGAGAAAGCTGACGAAAGTGTAGAGTGTCAGATTGTCGAGTACTGATGAAACGAATATTTCAAGGAGAATAAATCAGTATGATTTATTAAATAAATAAAAGATGAAGAAGGAGAAATAATTATGAACATTTCAGGAATCAATGCAGGAGTGATTATCCCAATTGTAATTATTGCGGTAATCGTAATTGGAATTATAGCAGTAGGATATGTAAAAGCTTCGCCTGATAAAGCTTACATAATTTCAGGTATCAGAAAAGAGCCGAAAGTGCTTATCGGTAAAGCAGGTATTAAAATCCCGTTTTTAGAGAAGAAGGATGAACTGAATCTTCAGTTAATTCCGATTGATGTTAAGACTAGTAGCGCAGTACCGACCGCAGATTATATTAATATTAATGTAGATGCAGCTGTGAATGTAAAAGTCAGTGATGATATTACACGACTACAGATTGCCGCACAGAATTTCTTAAATCAATCAATTAATTATATCGGAAGTGTTGCCAGAGAAGTTCTTGAAGGTAATATGCGTGAGATTGTTGGAAAAATGAATCTGGAAGAAATGGTTTCTGATAGACAGAAATTCGCAGAATTAGTAAAGGAAAATGCAGAACCAGATTTAGCTGCAATGGGATTGGATATTATCAGTTTTAACGTGCAGAATTTTGTTGATGAAAATGGTGTTATTGAGAACCTTGGTGTTGATAATATTGTTAAAATTCAGAAGAACGCAGCTATTTCAAGAGCAGAGAGTGAAAAAGAGATTGCCAAAGCAAAAGCTATCGCTAAGAAAGAAGCCAATGATGCAGAGGTGAGTTCCGAACTTGAAATTGCAAACGCTCAGGCAGAGGCGCAGAAAAAGAAAGCAATTGTACAGGCTAACGCTGATCGAGAATCTAAAGAAGCGCAGATTGAAGCAGATACATTAATTGCCCAGAAAGAAAATGAACTCGCAATTAAGAAAGCCGAGTTGCAGAAAGATGCGGATACTAAAAAGGCTAGTGCTGATGCAGCTTATAGTATTCAGCAAGAGACAGAGAGAAAAACAGTTGAGATTGCAACCGCTGATGCTAACTTAGCACGTCAGGAGAAAGCTATTGCACTAAAAGAAAAAGAAGTTGAACTCACAGAGAGAACTCTGGAAGCAACAGTCAAAAAACAGGCTGAAGCCAATAAATATGCAAAACAGCAGGAAGCTGATGCGAAACTGTATGAGACTCAGAGACAGTCCGAAGCAAAACTTTTTGAGCGTCAGAAAAATGCGGAGGCTGAGAAATTTGAACAGGAAAAGAAAGCAGAAGCGGAAAAAGCAACTGCTGACGCAAGTAGATACACAATGGAACAGGAAGCTGCCGGTATCCGTAGTAAAGGAGTGGCAGAGGCAGATGCAATTAAAGCAAAAGCATTAGCTGAAGCAGAAGGTATCGAAAAGAAAGCCGAAGCCATGAAACAGATGGGCGAAGCAGCTGTGTTAGAGATGTACTTCAAAGCTATGCCAGAGATTGCTAAAAATATCGCAGAGCCACTGGCAAAAGTAGATAAGATTACAATGTATGGTGACGGGAACTCTTCAAAACTTATGAAAGATATTATGAATACATTAAATCAGGTGACAGATGGTATGAAAGAGTCTACTGGTATCGATCTTGGTTCTATGCTTGCTGGATTTACAGGTGCGAAGTTGATCGAAGAAAATAAATAATTTCAGGGTTGGCTGGTGTCATAGCCAGCTAGCTCATTTCTAAAAAATACAGAAGGAGAATAAACAAATATGAAGAAAAAAGAATTGGTTGGAGCAGTAGAAGATTGCGCTGTTTCCGTTAAAAATCTTGAAGAAAAATTAAATGATATCTTGCTGAAATATGCACAAACTCATAAAAATTACAGTGAATTTCTGGAATACGTAAAAAACACTGATGGCATTATCGAATCATTAATCACACAGAATTTTGTAAATAATCCTGCATATGCAGCAGTTGCACTTATTCCATATAGAGGTAAGCCAACATTTGTTAAAAATGGGAAAGTAGTTGCAGAAGATGCTTCAGAAGTAACAATGACATGGGATGCATATGAGCGTTCTGTAAGATTCAGCACGGAGAATATGTAAATGTTTGGATTAGTAACGAAGAAAAAATATGAGAGCATGAAGAAATTATATGAAGATACAATTCGATATTATAAAGAAGATAAATGTGTCTGGGGATCGACTCTAAGTGATGTAATCAAGTGTCTGGATCGGTATAAAAAAGTGAATCCGAATACGGTAGTTATTGTAGAGCACCCGATTGATGGTAGAGACATTAAGATTGGAGACGCATTAATATATGAAGGAATGAATCACGAATTGGTAATTGATGCCGAATAGTGAGGTGATGTTATGTCATTAGATAAAGCTATAAAACACAAGAAAGAGCGGAGAAAACCGTATTATGGATGTAAAGCTATTGACAGTACATGCAGAAATCACGGAAGTTGCGATTGGTGTAAAGAGAATAGGTTATATAGAAGCATGATTCAACAGGATATGATGAATTCAAAGTTGGATGAGTATGAAAAAGGAGAGATAGAAAATGAAGTTACTGATTGTGATTGACATGCAGAATGATTTTGTGACGGGCTGTTTGGGAACATCTGAAGCCAGAGCAATTGTCCCGAATGTTAAAAAGAAGATCGAAGAATGGGATGGAGAACTTCTTTTTACAAGAGATACGCACAACGAAGATTATTTAAACACGCCCGAAGGTAAGAAGTTACCGATTCCGCATTGTATTGAGAATACTGATGGATGGAAAATTGTTGATGGCTTAGAACAACCAAATTGTAGATATATTGATAAAGACACATTCGGATGGAACCATTGGAGAATGCCTGATAATTACCTTGAAGAAATTCATATTTGTGGCGTTTGTTCTGATATCTGTGTAGTAACAAATGCACTAATTCTAAAAACAATGTATCCAGATACAGAAATTATTGTAGATGCAAGTTGTTGTGCAGGAACTACACCACAGGCTCACAGAGCAGCGATGGAAGTTATGAAGAGTTGTCAGATTACAGTGATTGGAGAGGAAAACTAATGATTAGTATAAATGAACTAGAAGTAAAAGTTGAACATTATCCTGATGGAACACCACGAATTAATTTGGATGTTGATGATATTCCAGATTTTACAGACGGATCAACATCGTATATACATATCAGATGGAAATATGAAAATGACGCAGAGTTGATGTATCTGACTATGATTAAAAAACATCTGGATGCGAATTTAGCAGATGTTACATACTTATTGACAATGGATTATATTCCAAATGGACGAATGGACAGAACAAAAAGAGATTGTGAAGTATTCACACTTAAGTATTTTTGCGATGTAATCAATTCACTTAATTTTTCACGAGTATTCATTCTGGATGCTCATAGCAACGTATCTGTAGCACTTCTTAATAATTGTATCAATAAATCTCCTAAGAATTTTATCCAGAAAGCAATTGACGAAATTAGAAACGAGAATGGAACTATGGTAGAAGTACCATTTGTGGCAGATGAAACTGAGATTTCAAATACGAGTGGAGAGAATGGAATAGTAGAGCCTTCAGAGCCGATTAAGGAGCTTGTTTTCGATGATAGTAGATTAGTGCTGTATTTTCCAGATTATAGTGCTGCAAAACGTTATTCTGACATGTTTCCTCAGTTTAGATACTGTTATGGAGAGAAGAAACGTGATTGGGAGACTGGTAAAATTCTTGGAATTGATATTAGAACAAATGGTATTGATCTGGAAAACAAGATTGTATTGGTACTTGACGATCTTATTAGTTACGGTGGTTCAATACACTACGGTGTGCAGGAACTGATGAATTATAAACTAGAGAAAGTTTACGCTTATGCAACTCATTGTGAGAACTCTGTACTTGATAAGGAGAAAGGAACTTTGATCAAAGACCTGGAGAATAATACAGTAGAGAGACTGTTTACAACAGATAGTTTGTTCACAGGTAAACATGAAAAGATCAAAGTGATGGAGGTATATTGATGAGAAATATTTCTTTTATGCTGCTGTCTGACACTTACAAAAATACAAATCCGGATGCATTACCGGACGGACTCACAAAACTGACTTCTTATATTACTCCGAGAAAGTCTATGTTTAAAAATCTGAATGAAGTTGTATTTTTTGGACTTCAGGCATTTATTAAAGAATACATGATTGAACTGGCAAATGATACATTCTTTAAAAGACCGAAAGAGGAAGTAATTGCTGAGTATAAGAAATACCTGGATAACCAGATTGGTTTACAGAGTTATGACATTGGACGTATTGAGAAATTATGGGAATTACAATATCTGCCGGTGGAGATTAAAGCCTTGCCGGAAGGATCTGTGGTTAATATGGGAATTCCGTGTATTGAGTTAACGAACACACATCCGGATTTTGCATGGGTAGTGCAGTGGTTGGAATGCGGAATTCAGTCATTTACTTTTGGTACATGCAACTGGGCAACTGTAGGATATAAATACAGAACATTGGCAAATGAGTTTTATGAGAAAACAACAGACGGTGCGAATCCTGCGATGGCAATGGCAGATTTTGGTTTTCGTGGACTTGGTATTGAGAATGGCATTCATGCAAGTTCTTCATGGTTGCTGTCGTTCGATAAAACATCAACCATTCCTGCAACACAGTACGTTGACATGATGTATAACGCTGACTGTGCAAAAAATCATATTGGAATTGGTGCAGTTAGCCTGGAACATGCGACAGTGTGTAGCAATCTAGCTGTATGCGAAACTGAGGAGAATCTATTAAGAAAGCTGCTGACTGATACATATAAAAATACTTCTTTCAGTTATGTGTCTGATACATTTGATTACTGGAAACTGATTGATGAAACACTTCCAAAGTTAAGAAAAGAAATTGAGGAACATAATGGTAAGTTCCTTGTGCGTCCTGATAGTGGAGATATTGTTGAGATTTCTGTGAAAACAGTTCAGAAGTTATATGAGATTTTTGGTGGAAGTATTAACTCAAAAGGATATAAAGAGCTGAATCCGAAAATTGGCATTATTTACGGTGATGGATGTCAGTACAGCAAGATCAAAGAAATCTGGACTGAACTTGAGAAATTAGGATTTGCAGCAGATACAATTTTGTTTGGTGTTGGAGCATTCTCGTTTTCTGCAATGTGCACACCAGAGGATGGTATGGTTTGTTTGACAAGAGATACTTTTGGATTTGCTATGAAGAGTACCTACTGCGTTGTTGATGGTAAGGAATACACAATTCAGAAAGATCCGAAAACAGACAGAAATAATTTGAAGAAATCGCATAAAGGTCTGTGTTGTATTACAAAAGAAAATGGCAAATTTGTATGTCATGATGGTTATACAGAAGATACTATTCCGAAAGAGAACGAACTGAAGCTTGTTTTCAAAGACGGAGAATTAGTAAAAGAGCGGACGTTCACCGAAATCAGAGAAAGATTAAATGGTGGCGTGAATGATTAAGATTATTGATGGCGATTTATTTACAACAGATGCGAAGTTTATTTGTCATCAGGTTAATTGTCAGAAGCGTATGGGTTCAGGAGTTGCTTTACAAGTTAGAGAAAAATTTCCTCATGTGTACAGAGAATACTGTAAAGTAGCTTCTCCTGAGATGCTTGGACAAGTACAGATTATTCCAATTAAAGAAAAGTATCTTGGATATGATTGTGGAAGTTTGTTAGTCCCATACAAAGAGCAGTGGATTTGTAACATGTTTGCACAGGACAATTACGGCTATGACGGAAAGTTATATACGGATTTAGATGCTCTTGAGAAGTGTTTCAAGCATATGAATGGAAGAATATGCGAGAGGAACAATAATTGTGGAGCAACAGTTGCAATACCTTGGAAGATTGGATGTTGTAGAGGCGGTGCTAATTGGGATGAAGTATATCAGATGATTAAAGAGATTTTCAAATATCAGAATGTGGAATTATGGAGGTTAGATAATGGCTGAGTTTGATGCAGTAAAAGTGAAGAATGAGTTAGTCGAGTGGATACGGAATTGGTTTGAAATCAATGGAAAAGGTTGCAATGCTGTAGTTGGGGTGTCCGGTGGGAAGGATTCTTCTGTCGTAGCAGCACTTTGTTGTGAGGCATTGGGAAAGGATAGAGTAATTGGCGTTCTGATGCCACAAGGTACCCAGAGTGATATTAGTTATTCCTATGATTTGGTGAAGCATCTAGGAGTCAAACATCTTGTATGCAACATCGGTCAGTCTGTAATTGACATTATGAACAGTGTGAAATACAGTAACAAATCTTTTGATGATTTTGATATCTCTAATCAGGCTAAAGTTAATACGCCTGCAAGAGTAAGAATGACCACCCTGTTTTGTGTAGCACAGTCATTAAATGGACGAGTTTCCTGCAACTGCAATCTCAGTGAGGATTGGGTTGGTTTTTCAAGTTTCGGAGGAGATGCGTTTGGATCATTCGCACCATTAGCGAAATTAACAGTCACCGAAGTTAAATCTATTGGACGGGTGCTTGGATTACCGGGAAAACTTATCGAGAAAACTCCAACAGACGGGCTGTGTGGGCAGACAGATGAGATGGCGTTAGGGTTCTCTTACGCGGTGCTGGATAAGTATATTCGCACAGGAGAAATTGATGATCTCGAGATTAAGAAGAGAATTGATTATATGCACGAGAAAAATTTATTCAAAGTACAACCAATGCCTCATTTTGAGTATAAGGCGTAATTAATTCAATGCGGTGATGGAATAGGTAAACATAGATTGGTTTTCGAGTAAGCGAGAAATGTACTTAACTGTACGACTGAATAGCACCCGGCTGTTAACTGGGAGTACGATGATTCTTCATCCTTAGAAACCGATAATCAGAATAGTAATATTCATGTGTGGTGCAAATCCACACCCGCATTTTTATCAAATTGCAAAGGAGAATATAGAAGTATGCAATATTGTGGCAATGCAATCGGTCAGAAGTTTTTAGATAATCTGGTTAGAGAAATAGCAGACTGGAACGAAGTAAATAAATCCAATCCAAATACATATGAAGCACCTGTGCCTTTTTATGTAGCAGCTCTATGGAATCAGTTTAAATTTCATAGTGAGAAATATGCAGAATTTTTTGATGACGTAAAAGATAAATATTCGTATCAGATTGTTCCAAATGAATATGGTGACATTTATAGCGTTATCTTATGGAAGAAAAATGACACAGGTAAGTGGTATTTAGACGAAAATTGCAAAAATTATCACTATGAAATCCATTTTTCATACGATGAGAGATATTTGGGTTATTGTGAATGTCAGCCTGGAGATGAAGACTACAATGAGGATTATCAATGTTGCGGGCATGGTTGTGACTGGGATGCACCAACGGTAACAGTATACAAGTGTTATGACGTAGATGATGGTGTATGGAATGGCGATGAGCATGACTATTGGGACTTCGAAGATGCTTTTTACAAAGATGATTTAGAACTGAAGGCGCGTATTGAAGAAGAAGCAAAGCGACAGAGAATAAAAGAGTTAGAGAAACAGATTGCTTCTTATCAGAATGATCTGAACAAGTTAAAGAAAGAGATGAATGACAATGAAAGTGTATAAGGATAAGCAGTTTCTAGTATTCGATTTTGAAAACGGGAAGACTGTGAAATATGATTTTGCAACCAATACGGCTATTGGGATAAAGGGCAAACCTGTTAAAAATCTACAAAGTCAGTTGAACGGGATATATCTTAATCAAATTTTTGAATGTTGTGTCGATCAACAATATGCAAAATTTTTACGATATATTAAAAAAACATATCCATATGACATATGTAATATTGGAACTATATTAAGCAAAGTTCCAAGATATTCAAAAGCGGAACAATATTTTTCAGCTGGAGTTGAACATTTTGATCGCAATGTAATGATAAGTTATAAAGTTACAGAATTGCCAAAGCCAATAGTAAAAATAGCGCGAGAAGATGATATTTGGCTAGATTTGGGAACAATTGAGTTTTACAAACAAAATCCGAATATACATAATGTGGCGTTACATTTGGATTATATTAGTCTTACTAAAAAACAGATTTATGATGTTTGGGCTGCGCATAAAGATAGTTGGCGCGAAAACGATAAACAGTATTTAAACATGTTAATAAATGAATTTGGGTACAATGCCAAGGATCTGTATCTATATATTGACCGTCTTGTTACATATGAAGCGTTTGATAACACTAGAAATCTGATTGGAGAGATATATGATTATGCAAATATAATGAATCAGATTAGTCAAAAGTTTGATAAATATCCGCGTCACTTCTTAACAACACATCAAATTGCGTCTCGTAATTATACACGTCTTAGAAAAGAATTTTCAGAAGAGTTATTCCATAAAAGAATTAATACAAAATATGAAATTTCTTACGGAGAATATATATTTATATATCCGAAGTCAACTCAGGATATTAAAGATGAGGCAGTTCAGCAATCAAATTGCGTTGCTTCATATATTGATCGGGTGATTGATGGTAAGTGTGATATTTTGTTTTTACGGAAGAAGGACAATCCTGAAGAAAGTTTAGTGACGATTGAGGTTGTAAATGGAAAAATTGTTCAGGCGAGAAGACGATTTAATGATTTTGTAACCGAAGAAGACCAGAAAGCAATAGATTATTTCAATAAAAAATTTTCAAAAGTAAAGGAGAAAGCAGCATGATTAAAGGCGATAAGATTAAATTGGTAAAACCAATGGGTGCATTTACAAATGTGGGAGAAATCTGTGAGGTAGTTGATGTGCAGAATGGCGGAGTGATTTCTTTCAAATTTGGCGGTGGTAAACATTTAGGATGTATGTCTTATGACGAGTTCGAAAGATATTTTGAGCTTGTGTCGGTGGAGAATAAAGTAGAGAAAAAGAAACATGAATGGAGTGAATGGAAAGATATCCTTCCACCTTCAGGTTTTTATGACCCAACTACCGATAAACATGTCAATGTGGTTCTTGAATGGCGAACTGATAATGAGAAACGTGTGCAGGTTAGAATGAAGGATAATCTTCAACTTAGATCGCGCTCAAGTTGTTACAAAGATGATAAATTTTCAGTAACTGATGGATATAACCTTGCAAAATATCGTGTGTATATAAAATGGTTATCAAAAGTGGTAGATGATTATGCAAAATCTCTGTAGAGAATTATATAGTATGGAGCGGATGTACGCTTCATTCAGAACACGTTTACAGAGTAAATTCGGATTATAAAAATGAGGTAAAAGATTGTGAAAGTTGAAATTATTAAGCAGAATTTGGGTGATGAAGTGAGTTATAAATATAACCCTATGAGCTTCTGTTGTGAAAAATTAGCAAGAAATCCATTAATTGAATTAGTATCTGATGAATATGACGTTACAGAAAATTATATTTTAGAACCACGATTTTGCATTGCAGACTATGAAAAGTGGACTGAATGGGAGGGAGAATTTCGTAGAGATGATTATTATCCAATTAAATTTTGTCCGTTCTGTGGTGAAAAAATCGAAACAGAAATTATTAGAGAAGAAGATGTCTCTGATGAGTACACTCGATTGGAATGTGAACGAGATATTCTTTGTAAAGGTGCTCGTGTTACTGACAGTAAATCAAAAGAAGAAGATCTCAGAAGAAAAGTTCGAGAGTTGGAGAATAAATTAAATTATTATAACGAACTGAGAAAATACAACGAAGAGGAGTAAGAATGAAAAAAATTACAGGAAATGATATTGCAGAATTGTTCGACAGAGTTAAAGTACTTGAGAAAAAGTTGGGTGTAACGCATATTCCGAAAGGATTAAAAATCGGAGATGAATTTAAACTTGCAGACATAATGATTATTCCGGAGCTCTCTGAGCCACCTGTCCGGACTTTGGGAGCCACCATTCCGGA